TGAAGTAGAAGAAGACGGCATCCCGATCTATGTGCCGGATGGCGATGGTCAGCGTGTCTATTCTTACGCAGCAGACAGCGACGAATGGCTGTCCCAGTATCAACACATGATAGCACAGATCGAAAGCGCCAAGAAGCTCTCTGACGCAGAACGCGCTGAGAAGTCGTCTGCCTTCCGTATCGTCAACAAAGAAACTTACGCAACAATCACAGGTGAAGCATGAGCAATTATCAAAACCGTCCCGGCACTGGCGTCCTTTTCATCAACAAGAAGACCAGCGAGAAGCAGCCGGATTACAAGGGCAAGTTCGTCTGTGATCGTGACTACAAGCAGGGCGAAGAGTTCAAGATTTCTGCTTGGAAGAAGGACACGCCTCAGAACCATTTGATTGCTATCAGCGTGGACAACTACAAGTCTGGCGACACAAAGGCTTGGCCTAAGCCTGATCGTGATGACAACGAAGTGCCTTTCTGATGGGGAAGATGCAAAGGAACAAGGGCGCAACGTATGAGCGAGAGATTGTTCATGCGCTTGTCGAGCGAGGCTATCTTGCCGCCCGTAACCTGACCCAGACCCGCGAGGGTGGTGCTGACATTATCCTTCAAGACTTCATCATTGAATGTAAGCGTCGAGCATCTATTGCTGTCTACGATTGGCTGGATCAGGCCACGATAGCTGCCAAGGGGCGTAAGCGCCCTCTGGTTGTCGCTCGCGGCGACAGGCGTGAAAGCGTTGTCATCTTGCGTTTAGAGGATTTCTTGGACCTCGTAGGAGAACGTGATGTGGAAAATGCAAAGGTTCTTTTCCCGCCTGTGGTGGAAGATGACAAGGCCGGAACCACTGGAACAGATCATTCTGCTTCAGAGACAAAAGCAAATAGCTAAAGAAGCTCACCGCGCTTCTAAGCATATAGACAAACAGATCAAAGCAATTACGACTATGCAACTCCGCAAGTCGGTAGGAAGAATTGGGGACTGAAATGGATCATAAACAAATTCTCAGCGACGCCGTAACTCTGCTGAAGGAACGAGGTCAGGACTACGGCGATGAGAATGAATTGTTTGAACGCACTTGTTCAATTTACAATTTGATGACGGGCGAAAGCTTCACGCCTTGGCAGGCCAATATATTCATGACTGCCCTCAAAATGGCTCGCATCAAATCCAATCGCAGCAAGGCCGACAATTATATTGACGGTATCAATTATCTGGCATTTGCTGGTCAGTTCGCGCAAGCGAAGCCGGGGCGAGTAGCTGTGTCCATGCCTTCACCGTTGGGGCCTCAAGACCAAGTTGAGGAAGACATAAAGCGCATGGCACAGATGTTCGCTCCGGTTAATAAGGAAGATCAAGCATGAAAATCTTTATCGCAACACCCATGTATGGCGGCATGTGTACAGGTCTGTTTATGCAGTCAATGCTTAACCTTCAAAACGCTATGATGCAGAATGGCATTGCAGCTATGGTCAGCAACATGTTCAACGAAAGTCTCATCACCCGTGCGCGTAACGGTCTGGTGGCTAACTTTCTGAAGACAGACTGCACTCACCTTCTCTTCATTGATGCCGACATTCGGTTCAATGCCCATGAGGTCGTCCAGCTTCTCAAATCTGAGAAAGATGTGATCTGCGGCATTTACCCTAAGAAGGAAATCAACTGGCAGATGGTCGAACAGGCCGTCAAGGATGGTGTCCAGACGAACGATCTCAAGAAATACACAGGATCGTTTGTGGTCAATCTGGTGGACTACTCGCCTACAGTCACAGTGCCTATGCACGAACCGCTCGAAATCTGGAACGGCGGCACAGGCATGATGTGCATCAAGCGAGAAGTCTTCGAGCAGCTCAAAGAGGTTGTGCCTTACTACAGCAATGATGTGGTGGACCTGTCAGGCAACACGCCTGTTGGCGAGCCTATTCATGAGTTCTTTGCCACCAGCATCGAACCTGAGACGAACCGTCTGCTGTCAGAAGACTATCACTTCTGCCGCATCTGGCGTCTGCAAGGCGGCAAGATATACGCAGCACCGTGGATGAACTTAGGCCACGTTGGAACCTATATCTTCGAGGGTGAGCTTATCAAGAACGATCAAGCGTCCTGAGCCATCGTGGATGCTTTTTGCTTTACCTCGACAACCCGGCGCTCCCACCCTTTACCAAAGGTATTCCAAGTGGGCAGTCGCTTAAGGAAGTCGAGGCGCATATCGCAGAGAGCATCCACAACTTCTTCGGCAGGGCAGGCTTTAATAGCTTCGATGCTCTGAGGGCCAATCAGGCCATCGGCAGGCACACCAGCAATCTGTTGCAGATATTTGGCAGCACGACCAACGCCCGAGTTTACAGCCAGATCGTAGGCAGCATAATCCACACCTGATGGAAGCTGGTCGCCTTTTATCTTGTCCCAATAATTCTTCTTGTAGAGAGGCTTGACGGCATCAGGGGTCAAAGCCCGCATCTCACGCTCATCAACCTCACGCCCGACAAACTCTTCCCAAACCCTTTTGGTCACGCCAAGATTTGTCATCCCGCCCGGGTCTTTCGGATTATTAACAAAGCCACCTTCGTGCTTCAGAACCATCTGAAAGGCTGTTTCCCAGTTCTCTTTCATCTTATTTGTCCTTGCTAATCATCAAGTCTGTCTTGGCTTTAGAGCCGGATGATGAACCAAAATAATAGGCGATCACGCCTGTGAAGGCTGTCTGCAACGCGCCAAGCATCAGCAGCAAAGCCTCGTTTCCGTTCTTAGGAACGCCGTAGATGAACATCCAGAACAAGCAACCAAAGAAACCGATGGTAATGCCAACGGCTAAAACCTTGGGCATGTGGTCTTTTATTTCCATCTCGCGCTTACGGGCGCTGTCACGATCTCCGGCGCTAATGCGCTCCAGATCAATGTCCAGCTCTTTCATCCGCACTTTGAAATCGGCGTCGATCTTTTTAAGGTCGGAAAGCTGCTGCGGTGTTGCACCCTGTATAGCAGCCGTCACAGCGGCCTCGTCGCCCTCTTCATGCCCAAGCAGGACATTTGATAGGGTCTTGGTTGCAAGGCCAGCCAGCGGGCCACCTAGAGCCGTGGCGATGGTAGGAGCGACTTGACCGAGTAGAGGGCCAACGGCTTTCAGAATGTCCAACTTAGCCTCCTATATTCGCGGGAATACACGCGCCACGAATTGCGAGATTGTATGAGTAACCTCGCTTGTGAGTTTCTTTAAGGTCAACCAAAGCTCTTTGACATGTTTCATCATCTTGCATCACCATTATGGGCATGAAATACATGACTTTGGCAGCTTGAACGTCGAGCATCCAAGCAATTAAAACCACCTTTAAGGTGATTGGGTCCATTACTTGTCTGCCTTTGCGTCCAGCTTGTCGAAGATGCGCTCAAACATGATTTCGATGCGTTTCATCGTCTCTGTGTATTCGTTTTTCTGGACGTAATTAGAAGGCAGATCGACTTCAATTTTATGAAGATCACGGCGCAGTTCTGAGACTGCATCCCAGAGCTGGCGGGCAAACCAGCCCAAACCAGCCATAAAAGCACTGAGACCTATGTTGATGAGGCTCTGCATGTCCATTTAGCGACATCCCCAACGCCTCCTCGCAGCCTTACCGCGCTCACCCTTCCAGCTACGGGAACGGGCGCAGAATGACTTATGGCGAGGGTTGTTTTTATCTTTGGTAGGAGCCTTAAGCTTGCTACCAGTTGCGCGGTTGTACTTGGCGCGTCCCTTCGCCGTCAGGCCACCACCAGACTTGACCGATAGCTTTTCGCCACGGCCAACCGACAGTGATGGTCCTTTCTTCTTTCTAGACATTAGCGCCTCCGGATACGCTTTGCCGTCTTCTTAGACTGACGGAAAGCCTTTGCAGTCGGAGAGCCTTTGCTGCCGGGCTTACGCATACGTTCACCGCTACCAGCCTTGATCCGGCGGCGCTTGGCGTGAATGTTTGCGTAAAGACCCCGCTTTGCCATTAAATTCCCTCACCGGGTGTGAAATAGCACTCAGATGCAGCCGCACCAATAAACGCGATGTACATGTTGGTGTTTGGGCCAAATTGGAAAGGTATTGTGTATACCCTCGTTGATGCAGGAACCGACACCAAAGCATACGACGCGGCTCCATTTGCAGGAGCTGAACAAGTCACGTTAGCCAGATTACTGACCGTGAAAAAAACGGGCTGACCAGTGGTTCCAGTTGGCTGGTGATTAGACACCAAAAGCTGATTGCATGGGCTATCAGCCGTAATGGTGATGGTCTGGCTAGACGTAGTAGCATTAGCTTTATACGTCTTACCCTGCGCTTGAAAGGCGATGTTATTGCCCATTAGACGCCGCCCTTCTCAGGCTTGCTGGTCGGGCTGTTCTTGGTGTCATTCGGACGCCCAGAATAGTCCCAAACCGTCGTCAGTCCACCCAGAGGCGCACGGCCCGGCGTGTAGCTGTTATGGCCGTGACCCATAGTGTTCTTCACGGACTGCGGCTTGATGGCCTTAGCCGGATAGGCAGGCTCATTCAGGTTCTTGGTGCTGTTGTCTTCCTTCACGGCGGCGCTCCTTAAATAAGCTCGGCACGAACACGATTATAGCAAAACCGCCCGCGATTTGCAGGCGCTCGGCAGTCGGTGCGTACATCGCCCAACATGTTACGCCGAATGTCATCCAGAGGGAACACAGGGTCAATAGCCTTTCGGTTATGACGCTGAGACCCATACG